GCCGCCAACAACTCACTACCAACTAAAAGTACAACCCCTGGATCATTGCGGTACTCTATCGGTAAATGATTTACCACATCTGATCCCATAGCGTCTAATGTTGCATATGTGCCGCCAGCGCCCAGCGTTACAGGATCGGTTAAAACCTGCGTCCCCCCCTTCCATTCTTTGGCGATTTGGTGCCACCCCTTATTTACATCCTCGCCATTTGGGTACGTATCAGGATCTGTTGTTTCGGCAGCATGAGTGCCATTAAAACCTACTCTAATCATATCCAGCGCAAATTGTTTATCCATGAATTCCTGCATCATGCGGAAAAACTGGCCTTCATTACCTGAATTAGCCCAAACGCTCAGCGTTGCCCAATCTAATGCAGCGCATGAGTCCGTCTCTTTCAATGTGTAAATATTCCCGTCGACCCCGAGCTTTCGGCAAAATCGACCGCCCGCCTTTCGACCGGTTAATAATTGCGATGTTCCCGTAACAATGACCTGTCCCGTTAACTGATCAACATCATTACACGTGATTTGTTGCAAAAACTCGTGGCTAAACATGATCGCCTCACGCAATCTAATGTCCATAGGGTTTGATAGTGAAAATTGTTTAGCTACATTTGGAACACCGGATTGTTGTGCCAGTGCTGCGCAATATTTCTGTAAAAGAATCTCTGCTTGTTGATTTAACATGTATTTACCTTTTATTCATTAGTGCAAATCAATACCGAATTTTTGTTGACCAATACCGGGTTTCGTACCGACTGGCGTTTTCATCAACGCATTAAATTTATTTGTCAATGTGGCGTTTTCGGCTGTTAGTCGGTCAACTTCTTCTTTTATTTTTGAAAATTCAGCGTTACCAGCAACGTCCTGCGCATCGCCTAATTTTTTTTCGGTGTCTTCTGCGTTTGTTTGAAGATCTTCAGCCGTTTTTTGAGCCGCTGAGGTGTTTCCGTTTGCTAATTGATCTTGTAGTTGATTAATTTGCTCCTGCTGCTCTGCATTTAATTGGCGAGCCGCTTCCAGTTCGGACAATAGTGCGTCAATCTCTTCTTGTGTCATGCTGTATTTCTCTCTGTTAATGAGTTTTAATAAATTAATATTTTGTTTCGGTTTGCTGATATCATTATTACCAAACAGCAAAACGGGAGCCGTTCGAAAACCGTTTTTATTGGTTGAAAACGATAGCCTAGACAATCCTGTACTGGCAGGTTGGTCAGTAGCGGCCAAACCGACGAGGTAACACTCGCCTTCCTCTGGAAAATCGTGTAAAACCTCAACTGACGAGTAGATTTTTTGCTCCTGCTCATTCATTGATTGCAAAATAGCATTAGCACGTAGACGAGCTAATAATCGTAATTTGCCGTTTTTTTCCTCTAGCGTTAATTCCTCAATTGTGCCGAGATTGGCAGAAAATTGACGCCAAACGGGATCATCGTGTTCACACCAGATCAGCGCCTGATATAATTCAGGACTATAGTTTTTTGCCATGCTCTCTAACCATTCACGTTTAATTTCTCTCCCGTCAATAGTTTTTCCCTCCTGAGCGATGCATAACCAATTGCTGATTTTGATTTCCTGTGCCATAAAATTTAATTGAAATGTTTAAATGATGTGCGTATGTTAACTGTTAGCTATTGAGTTTGCATCTGGTGCGTTTCGGATATAAACCCTTTTCCGAAAAGGGTTTGATGATTGTTTTAGGCGATTGCTAGACAATAGTCACATGAGATACAAACCTGAATTAATAAAAGCCGCGCAGGCGCTTTATTTAAAACGATATACACCCAAAGAAATTGCCAAATCGTTGCATTTAAAAAATGTGAGGATCGTTTACTACTGGGCGGAAAAATATAAATGGGCGCTACTGTTGAGTGAGGAGTCGATCGAGGAGGCCATTAATAGACGTTTAGCGTTATTAATTGGTCGTGATAATAAAACCGAACTCGAATTAAAAGAGATCGATAATCTAGTTATTCAGCATGTAAAAATAGCTAAAACTCGAATTAATGCCCACCCTAAAAATGAGTTATCACCAATTAACAGCGGAGTGACTGAGACTGTTACAGGTAACCAAAATCTACAGCAATTAAACGAAAAACCCGGTAAAAAACCACAGCGCAAGCGAAAAAATGACATTTCAAGCATTACATCTACACAACTCGAAGATGTGGCAAAAATGCTGTTATATCCGCATCAGATTTACGTTAGAGATCACAAAAACGCCTCTCGTTACCGATTTATTTTAAAAAGCCGACAAATTGGTTTTACATTTTATTTTGCATTCGAGGCGTTCGAGGATGCGATATTAACGGGCAATAATCAAATTTTCGTATCATCATCCAAGGCACAAGCCCGCGTATTTTCAATGTATATAAAACGCATTGCGGACGAATTTTTTAATGTTGAAATCAAGGGCGGCGATATTATCACGCTAAGTAACCACGCTAATTTAATTTTATGTGCCAACAACGTGAGCACAGCGCAAAGCTATAGCGGCAATGTATATTTTGACGAGGTTTTTTGGATGTCAAAATTCATTGATTTGTACACAGGCGCAAAAGGGATGGCCACGCTCGGCGATTTCCGAATAACGTTATTTTCAACACCAAGCACCAAGGATCACCCGTGTTATAAATTATGGTCCGGAGAGGAATGGAAAAACGGATCACCCAAACGTAAACATATCGATTTCCCTAATGATCAATCATTACGAATGAACGGCACCGTATGCCCTGACAGATTTTGGCGTTTATTAATCACAATGGAGGACGCCATAAACCTAGGATTTGATAAAGTTGACATTGACGACCTCAGGGAATCAAACAGCGCGCAGGCGTTTAAAATCCTGTACTGTTGTGGATTTGCCGAGAGTGGAAAAAGCGTTTTCAATTTCGAAAAACTACAAAAATGCATTACTGACGCCACCAAATGGCGAGATTTGGATTTGAAATCAGATCGGCCTTTTGGCAATCGTGAGGTATGGGCCGGCTTTGATCCGAGTCGCACTCGTGATAATGCAACGTTTGTATTAGTTGCACCTCCGTTACACCCTGATGAAAAATTTAGAGTAATTGCCGTTTATCAATGGCGCGGTATGAATTTTAAATATATGGCCAATGAGATAAAAAAAATTAAATCGAAATTTAATATTACCTATATTGGCATTGATATAACGGGTATCGGGTACGGTGTTTATGAGCACATTAGAGAGTTTGCTCGGCGTGAGGTGCGAGATATTCACTATAACGTCAACATTAAAAATCAATTGGTTTTAAAAATGGTGGACGTTGTAGAGGAGGAGCGCATCGAGTGGGACGAGGAGCAAAAAACATTAATTACCGCGTTTATGTCAATCGAACAGCAAACCACCGCAAAATCAAACCAAATCACCTACGCCGCCAGCAGAACTGAAATAACAGGTCATGCAGACGAATTTTTTGCCATTTCTCATGCGGTATTTAATGAGCCACTAAACAATACTAAAAAACGCAATTCTAAATGGGTGTTACCAAAATGATAAATTTTTCACAATTTTTTCAGTTAAAAAAAACAAAAAAATCACCGAAAACAACCCGGTTAAGCTCGATTACATTTGAACGACCTGAAACAGTATTAACCGATCTAACGTATTATTACAATGCGCGTAATAATTATGAAAGCAACTGTTATGTTATCCCTGTTGACAGGCTAGCCCTATCTCAATTACCCAATATTAATCCACAGCATGGCGGGATTGTACAGGCTCGGAGAAATATGTTATTGAGCACGTATAAAAGTGGTGGACTCACTAAAATGCAGGCGATGTCGGCATTTTTAGATTTAATTATATTTGGTGATTGTTACCTGTTAAAACTACGTAACGCGTTTGGCAACGTGGTCGCGTTAGAGCCGTTGATGTCATTGTATATCAGGGCGCAAAAAAATGACGATGAAAACGAGATCACTGGGTGGGTATTTCCAAATAAACACGAAACTATTATTTACCCGGTTGAGGACGTGATCCAAGTTGGTCTGCCGGATACTCAGCAGAAAGTGTACGGGTTGCCGGATTATCTGGGAGGCGTTAACGGAGCAATGTTAAACAGCGAG